TGCGCTTCTACGTGGAAAGTAATCTTCACTTCGTCATTTACATGCAGGTCAAAGTTTCTGATTCTTTCCTCACCGAATACCCTGAACACCATCTGAGATGCGTTCTGCTGGTTAGGCCACCAGAAATAGTCCAGCACGTATTCCTGCGACATCCATGAATTTCCTGTGGCCTGACTCACGCCGCTCCGTGCTGGCATGATAGCTCTAATTCTTCCTTGTAATTCCATAATCTTTATTTTTCTTGTTCAAACTTCTTCGTGTCTTCTTTTATCATCTCAAAGATGTAGTTGATGAACTCCATGACGTTGTACTGCTTGATGCCCACGTTCTTGAATATCTGTTCAAACAGGCTGACAAACTCGCGGTCAACGTGCTTGCGCTTCAGCCAATACTGAGCAATCTCAATGAGCACGTGCTTGTTCGCCTCGCCGCTGTTTTTCCAGAAGTCAAAGTCGGTAGGCTCCGCATAGTTCAGATCACACAGCGCACGGGTAACATAGACGCTGATGGTCGCCGTGGCATACACCTCGTCTTTGTCGGCACCCATCTCTACTATCTGGTTCATTTCGTACTCGAATGCCTCGGCAAAGTCGCCCGCTTTCAGCATCCTTGCCATCTTCACGTCCTGCGGGTCGAAGTTGTGGCGGTCGCCAATCTCGCGCAATGTCTTCGTATCTCTCAGCTGCTTGCGCGTCAGTTCCTTGTCTGTCAGATACGTGCGCACCTCAATCAGCGGCCCGTCCTTACGGATAATACCGCGACCGATGCTTGCAGGGAATCGGCAGTCAACCTTCAGCCGTCCGTACTGGTCGGTCTCGCCCGTCGTCTGGAACATAATGCCTGGTATGATTTCCAAGAACCGTTGCACCATCCAGCGTGACCGCATTTCGATGCCCAACCGCTGACAGAATCGCAGAAAGAAGTGGTCGGTGAACAGGATGCCGTGCGCCCTGTTGTTGTCGCCATACTGCGAATGACCATTCAGGAAAGCACCCACGCTGCCGTATGTCTCGTAATAGCAGAAAGCCACCGGCATAGTCCTCGCATAGTGAATGTCCTTGTGGTAGCGGCAGTGCTCGAACACCATCCAGCGGTTGCCCGTCGGACTGATGTAGTCAAACACCTCGCTCCTTGTGTCCCTGCGCTCGTTCTTTGCCCGCTCTATCAGCTCCGTTTGCATCTTGTCGTACCCTTTGTCGCCGTGGAACATCTTCTTCAGCCAGTACATCGCCTTCGGTTCATCAGTCCGCAGTTCGCGCAGCACTTGGTCGGTCGTCGATGTCACGGTGATCATGCCGCGCCTCCTTTCTTCTCGGCCATTTCCAGCATGTTTCTCTCCTCGTCGGTCATTGTGTCTATCGTCACCTGCTTGAACTCAGGAAACTTCTCAAACACCATGGCCGCCGCATCGTAGGCCCGCGTCATTTCCTTCTGGAACTTGTCAGCCAAAGCCTTCAACTGCCTCGCGCCGCCAATCTCATCCTTGTTAGCCTCTATCGCACAGCCGATGTCGTTGATATTTCTCGAAAATGTAATTTTCATAGTTCCTATTATTATTTATGTTTCGTTTATTGCCCGGCGATGGAATCGCCGTCCTGTCATTCCTTCTCTTTGTTCTTTTGTGCCCAATACTTTCGCAAAAACACATCACGACCATTCCTGATGTTAATGTCGCGCCGCTTCTCTTTCGTTTTATGGACACCGTAGAACTGAGCTAACTGATTGATTCTGCCGGCGGTAAGTTTGAACTCGTCAACCAGTTTGTCAATATCCGTAAAAGGATAAAGAGCAAGCATCTTGCTCAGCAAGTCCATTCGCTCGTCGAACTTTTCCGTCCAAACGTTCCTATGCGTCCAGTTTAACGCCTTCTCGAACCAAGGCAAATCAAATCCAAACATACCTTACTATTTGGTAAACTCTCTCTTATTGTCCGCTTATCAAACGTGCAAGTGCATCACCACAGCATACCAGCGTCAGGAATGCTATACCCATTAAGGCACCAAGGCCAAGCCGAGTGAATATCTCACTCCAGCTCATTTCGTTTTTCTTCTGTTCCATGATTTTTTGTTTTAGTTATATTGTTATTCAGAAATTTCAAAAAAACACAGCGACCTTCCCAGGCAGCTGTGACGCGTTGCAAAGTTTACAAAAATATAAATTATAAGAATGAAATTGGGTCCACGCTTGAACTTTGTTGCCGTGGCCGGACTCGAACCGGCGACCCTTGGGTTAGTCCCACCGCTCTACCAACTGAGCTACACGACACACCTTTAATCGGTTATCTACACGGCATAGTATCAGACCTATGCCAATTCTATCTCTTCTTTTCGCCAGGAGGCTGTCTGTCTGCTCCCCTGCTATGGCTGACCCATCCCCTCCGTTCTCTCACGTCAACCGCTACTCCCTTCGGTTAAGCCACCATAGTATTTATGAAAGTCTGTCAAATAACGATTTTTTGTGGAAGGTGAGGGATTCGAACCCCCGTGTTGCTGTCGAACAGCTGCGGGCTTACGTCAATGCTGCCTTGCCTTGCTGCTGCCTATCCTCTCAGCCAACCTTCCAATGTGCCTTACGAGTTCGTCGTAAGGTTATAAGTTCACTAACTCCCTGGCTCTTATCATCCTTTGTATTTCATTGCGAGGATAAGCCCACCGTGTCACACGCTTCTTGCCATCGTCTCCCATGACCTCCACGCGTTCCCTCGGCAGCTTCCATCCGTAGTGCTCCAACCAATCTCTGCTGAACATTTGGAACTGAGCCAGAAACGCATTTGCCTCCAGCCACACTTCTTCATTCTGAAGTGTGACCTCTAATTGAGCCTGCTTCACAGTCTCCTTGATTTCCTTCAATTCTTTCTCGCTCATAGTTCCTTGTTCTTACGTGTTATGCTATTCGTGTAATTGTCACCCCGCATCTTCCTGTTTCAGGATCAGGGTCTCCAATGAAAGCCGAGAACTCTCGCTGGTCTTTAGTACCCATTGTAGCCTTCTTCTGCTGGTTGGCGTAACTCTGTGCGCTGCGAGCCTTCCCGAATGTCGGTAAAGTGAACACCTTCTGGTCGCCCACATTGAACTTCATCAAGTCGTCTTTTGTTACCTTGTCTTTTACCATAATTACTTTAAATTATCTTAATTTTTTGCTTGCTTTCGCACAACGGGGCAGAAGAAATTGTATATTTGCAACCCATACACTCGCCAAAGTGTTTTGCAAAGTGCCGTTTACATCTAAAAGCGCCTTTGTTGAAAAGACGGTTAAACGTCTGACAGCTATTTCTATGCCCGTTGTGCTACTTGCTTGCTTTCGGGTGCAAAGATATAAAAATATTCCGATAACTCGGTATAAAACTGGTATAAATTTAATAAATATTAAGAAAAAAGCAGTATAATATGGGTAAAATCGAAAATGATGCACTTCGAAAGATTAAAAATGAGCATTTCGTCAAAGCCTTCAAGTTTATAGCTCAAAGACTGCGGTTGGGTCAAGGAAAACTTGCAGAAGTTATTGGCAGTAAAAACTCATACATATCAATGTACAAAAATGGGCAGAAACCTGTTCCTGAAGAAACAATTGAAAGGCTTATCGCATTTTCATGTAAAGAACCAGGCTTACAAATATATCGTGAATACCTCTATGGCAATAGTGACATTATGCTATTTGCTAATGTTTCGGACGAGGAAATTGCAGAAGCCGAGTTGCGCAAAAACAATCCTGATTATGATGCCATGAAGAATCGCAGAGAGGAAAAGGAAAAAGAAATTTTAGACATGATAAAAGAAAATGGTACATCTTATCATGTTGACGAAGGGAGCATGATAAATATGACTATTTCTGCACAAATGGGGTGTATTGAATCTCTCAAACAGCAGGTCGAAGACGCCCGCGCAGATCTTAAACGCGAAAAGAGAAATGCAGACGAACGCATTGCTGATTTGAAATCTCAAATTGCCGACCTGCGTGCCAGATTGGCTGACAAAGATTCAGTCATAGCAGAACAGAAGCAGAGACTCATTGATTATAGGCGCATTATTGACACAAACAATCTCCTCGACAAGGCGTACCCATTTCCAGTTGGTTCTGCTGAAGGTGAAAACATACGCAAATCCAAATAATTATGGCTAATATAATGTAAGAATATGGATGCAGAAATGTTAATATTCGGCATTGCCGCCTGGGTGTCTGGTGTCATGATAAACATCTATGGAAGACACCGCAGATTTTAGAATAAATGCCAAAACTTTCCCCAATTTTATGAAGCGAATCTTAAAACCTCCCTAAATAAAGAAGAACCCCTCATTCCGCTATAATCCCGCCGGAATCACTAAATGAGGGGTTTCAGGACGATAGAAAGTCGCTGAAACCCCTTTGTTTATGCCGATTACAGGGCATTTGCGGGAATTTTAGAGATTTCGGGATTTTTCGGGATTTGGGGCAAAGAAACGGGGCTTTTTCCACAGAAACTTTCCCCAGTGAAAATGGGTGGGGAAAGTTTTGAAGGTCTCGCAAAACACCACTAAAACCGATGTATCAAGGGGTTGTGGGATTGAATCACGCAGAATCATGTCCCTAAACCCCATAGAAAAAGAAAAACAGGAATAAAATGAAAAAAGCAATAGTATTTGACCATAGAGGTAGGACCAAGGCCGGACAGGAAGGCCCCCTGGAGGTCCGCATCACGCATAACGGGAAGCCATATTATATAAATACAGATATAAAGGTACGCGGGCGCGAGTTCAGGCACGGTGAGATTGTCAACCGTGGCGATGCTGCCGTGCTTAATGAGAGGCTGGAGATTGTGGTGAACAAGGTTGAGCGTGCAGTGACTCGCTGCATAGAGCGCGGCGAGGACATCGACGTGAAGGCCATCAAGGAGCAGATTTATAAAATAAATGACGAAGAGTCATCAGAAAGCACGTCGCTGATTGATTGGGTTGAGGAGCAGATACCTGCATTGAATGTGAATGAGCATACGCGCTCACACTTCTGGGTGATGGCTCGCCGGCTCAGGGAATTTGGAAGACTGAACCGTTGGCAGGACTTGACCATTGAACGGTTGTATGAATGGGATGCATGGCTTCACAATCTCCGCCGTCCGCTGAGCAAGTCGGATATTCAGGCAGGAAAGAAGCCTGCAAGAATTACGCAGGGCTCCGTACACAATTATCACAAGGACCTTCGCTCGCTGATGGCCCGTGCTGCGCGAATCGGCAAAATAGACATCAACCCTTATGACAAGCTGAGCGGCGAGTTTCCTAAAGGTGATAGTGAGAGCGTTGAGTTTCTGACCGAAGAGGAAATGGCGGCTATTGTCAGCCTGCGTCCTCTGCCTGGGACACAAATGGCGATGGCGCGGGACTTGTTTGTATTCCAGATGTACACGGGGCTGTCCTACTCGGATGCTCAGGCGTTTGACATTGCCAATTACAAGAAGACGGTTGTCACTGGCTCCGACGGGAAAAAGACGGAGCGTTGGTGTCATGTTGGTGAACGTATCAAAACGGGTGTAGCGTATGTTTCACAGCTGCTGCCTCCTGTTGTTGACGTTCTTAAGAGAAATGGCTGGCAGGTTCCAGAGATGAATAATACCCAGTACAATCTTTGTCTGAAGACTATCCAGCAGGCTCTTGGCATTTCGTCTCGAATGCACTCTCACCTGGCGCGTCACACATTCGCTACCTGGATGCTATCGAACGGTGTGCCGATTGAGCACGTTTCCAAGATGATTGGCCACACCAACATCCGACAGACGCAGCGATATGCTAAGGTGATGCCGACGGCTGTTTATGACGATTTTGAGAAGGTGGCTGCAAGGATGGAGCCGATTGGAAATGCACAGGACGACGCTCTGTATCTTGGCGAGGTGACTGAACTGAAGGAGGATGCTAAACTACGCAACAAGCGTAATAAATAAACAAATTTAAAACAAACGAACTATGAAAAAAGTTATTTTAATGACAATGGCTGCTTTCTTGATGTGCGGCTGTGAAAAAGCAATCGTGTCGGAAAATGCCGACGACATCCAACGGGGGGGGGGGGTAAGTTCTGAAAACTCGCCGACGAAAAAGTTCACTTTCACAGTGAAAGGCGACTTTGCCAATGCGTCGTTTTCTTTTGGCAACGGAACTGTCTCAGACAACGACGGTGATGGTAAAAGTGCGGAACATGCTCCACGACGTGCAGCTAAGTATCTAAACGGTGACGACAATCAGATGACGGACTTGTGGGTGTTCGACTTCGTTGGTGATGACTGTGTGCAGAGTATTCACCAGACGACAGCCGATGCGACATGGGGACAGCCGCAGCTTTCTCTGACCTATGGCACGCATCATGTGTATTTCGTAGCTTCCAGGGGCACTACGCCGACTGTGAACGAAGTAGCTAATACGCTGACATGGGAGAAGCCCAGCGATACATTCTGGACTGACTATGAGGTGACGGTAGTCAGCACCAGCAACGGAAATCGTGCTGTAACTCTTGACCGCGTTGTGACAAAGCTGAAGGTGACGGCGACGGACGAGGTTCCGACTGGTACTGCAACGGTGGAGGTGACGCCGACAACATGGTACTACGGTATGAACTATCGCACTGGTGAGGCAACGGCAGCCAGCAGCAGCCAGGCGAGGGTGGTGACGGTGCCTGCAAGTTACATCGGAACTTCAGGAATTCTTACCGTCAGCATCTTTGGATTCAGCGGTTCTACTGAATGGACCACGGATGTAGATGTGCGTGCAAAGGACGGCAATAGTGTTGTGATAGGCCAGGGCACCATTTCTGATGCACCTTTCAAGCGAAACCGCGCCACAGAATACAGCGGATCACTGTTCGGTACTTCCGGCAATGCTACTGTTTCTGTCAATGACGAATGGCTGACAAGCATCGTCGATACGTGGTGAACACGACAAAAAAGGAGGGAGCAATCACTGCGGCCTCCTTTTCCTCTTTCTAACTTAATCTAATACAATAATAACTAAAAACCTAAAATATGAAAAGCACTATGATGATATATGTCTATCCTAATGGTCCGTTTCCTTTAAAGCTGAACGAACCGCTTATCAGGTTACCAAGCGTGCCGACCACGCGGGCTTGCTTACACAGTGCGTTGCCTGACAGCCGGTCATAACCAAGCCCGTCTACTTGCATCTGAAGATTGAAGATTGTTCCTGGCTTTGTCAGTATATCCTTGACAGGTGTAGGGGATATAACGGTACGATTATATGCCAGCATCAACTCGGCGTGCGCCTGGCTGCCTTCTTTCAGTACACTGTGTGCTATTCCTGTGCTGCCTGCAATGGCTATGGCAGCAAAGGACGCCCTGATTCCTGGGTTGACAACAGGAATCATTGCCAGTGGTATTCCCAACTTTGTGCTCATGGCTGATGCAAGTGCTGAGTTGATACCAAAAGCGTCAAACGATGTGATGACCACTAAGTCTCCGCCTGGAACTATATTGTTCAGTGCATTTACCATGTCCGCACAGTTGTCAATGTTGATATATGTGTCGTATGTATCTCCGTACACTTGAATCCATCTGGACCCGTGAATTCCGGCATACCATTCATAGACATCCATCCGTAGTCCTCGTGTGCCTCCTGTATATCTTGTACCGTCAATAATATAGTAGCTGTTGCCTTCTTGATACTCTCCGTCTTTGTGGCTGGTGCCTACGGCCAATATCTTATGGCTTGGAACCATATCAATTCCTACCAGGTGACTGGTAGATACCTTCCATGACTTCATGCCGGCAATGACGTGCTCCCAGGCACCGTCATCTGGGCTGCTGACGGGTATGTCATCGCACTCTACCTGAATGTCACACGACTTAGCACCTGCCAGCACTGCGCCGTTGGCACTTATTATAAGATTTCTTCCGTGTAAAATCATAATATATTCCTTTCTTTTTTGTATTCATCGTATGCCTCCAAACGCTGCTCGTTTGTCAGTGTCATTTCTCCGTTTTCAAGATAGTAGTCGTAGATAATGCCCTCATACTGATGCTTTTTGTCCAGTCTGTCGCGCAACGGCTTCAGCTTTGGCAGGTCATCGACTGTAATGTCAAAGACCTTGCAGAATTCAGGCATCAGGTAGTGACCCAGGCTCATGGGCTGTGAATGCTTTAACTCCCATCGTATCAGCCTGTCCTTATCCATCTTTACAATATGGAATTCGCATCCAGGCATCTTCTTGTTGTAATAGTAACGCTTGAACAAAAATTTGACCTTCTCGTTCTCAATAATACACACTGTGTCAAAGTCATGCGGTGTGAATTCTTCAATGCCGCTGAAGAAGGCGCGGCTGCCTGCATCTATTCTAATCATGTCACGGGTGGTTCTTGGTTCAGTCTTTTTATTAGTTTCATCTTCAGTACGTCGTCGCGCCAGTTCTGGCTTATGCTGCACGGGTAGAACATGTCATCCAGTTCGTCAACCATGAAGAGAGTAGTTGGTGTCACCTCGTCAGAAAGGAATTCGCGCCGGATGTCAAACTTTACCATCTCACCGACGCGGGAACCTTCCCTGGCTACCTCCTCTGCAAGCCTTACCAACGGGTTAAACTTCGGGGCTGCTTGGTTAGCGTCGTCAACAAGTCCGTCACATGGTGTACCATCGTTGTTCAGCAATATATTCTTCGAGTTGCTAATGTACGTCTCTTTCAGGCACATATCCGTTGTGATTTCTTTGTCCTCAGAAAATCCGACACCAGACATTTGGCTGTGCACAATTTCGTTGATTTCAGAATTGATAATGGAGTCTTCGTTTGACTTGAACTCCATTCGAATTCCGCTCAAACTGTATTGAGTGGATATTACTATCTCTATTTGACCAGATATTGCTTCAGGAATGTTGAGTGTAATCTTGTTATCCAAGGCAACACATCTGTTTGCAGGAACTGCTGTCTGCCATTCGCCTGTTGACGGATTGTAATATTTATCTCCAATCTTAAAAGTAAAACTCAGGCTGTTACGCCCTCCGTGATTACTGAACTGTATATCAAGCGTTCCAGGAACGGAGTAAGATGTCACATTTGTATCTTTCAGTGTCAGAAGACCATAGAAATAATCAGTTACAACGTACTGCGAACCGAATGACGGATCTTGCTCGTAGGCGTCAGCCCTCGGAGTCCATAAAATATCAAATACATACTGCCAGTCGGCTACGTCTATTGATCCATTCTTCAATAATAAGATATTTGTATTAAATGCATGAATAGTCCATCCGCCTACTGTGTAGTCACCGTATTGTGTATAATAATATGTGGCAGTTCCAAGTCCTTGCGTTGTCGTGTCAACTCTGGTCGGTTGTGGCAACGTTCCGTTGTCGATAGCCGTCTTGATGGCCGCATCAGGAAACTCCACATCGCTGGTCCATGATTCTAACGAACATTGTACGGTGGCTTTTCGCACACCCTCAAAAAGTACCAATTCCGTCTTCTTGTTGGCAAATGCATTGATGGGAAATTGCACCTCCGACCACTCTTCCTCTGCTCCGACTGGTGTCGTCATATTCATTTGCGCACGAGAAAGGCTGTACAGAACGCGGCTTCCGTTGGTGTCAATATTCCTGTTGTGGATAAAGTACAGCGTAGTTCCCACCGATCGGCAAGTCCACCCAAAGAACGTGCAAATCTTCGCCAACACATCATAATAAGTGTACTGATTATCCGTAAACAGCGAGACGTATATTTTCTTTGCCAGCCATGAATAGAGTGCGTATGCGTCGCCTGTTTGGGTACCAATGAACGTGCCCTGAAAGACGCAGTTGCTGAAGTCCTGGCTGACGTTGTATATCATCTTTGCCACCGTCTGCTGTTCTTCGGTACGTTGGTATGTTTTGTATTTTAATGCTGAAATGCAACACTCAATAGGTATCGCTACCTTCAGTTTTCCCTGCCACAGCTTGTAGGAAAGCATCTGAGGCTGTACATAGCCTTTCCAGCGCAGTACGTCATTGCTGTTTACGGTCTCATATATAAGAACCTGACGCGTACCGCCGCTGATGGGAATAATGGTACGCACAAAGTTCACGTCGCTGCTGATGACGTTTACATATCCCGTCTGCGGTTGCATTGTGATAAACATATTATTGTTTCCCTCTTCCTGCGTCACCAACGGTTCTGCGTCAGGCAGAAGGGCTTCGTTGGTGTTGCCGCTTTTGCCTGCTATCATTATCTTGATTTTCCTGCCAGTTCGTGTGGCAAAATTCACAGTCCAATATGCCATAGTCTTTTAGTCATCAATGAAGCGTCCGTAGCCACGGCGCAGTCCGTTATTGTTTAGCATGATAATAAGCTCCTCTGCATCCACTCTTGTCTCCAGTTGAACGTCTCCAAGTCCTCCGCTTTCAAGCTTGGCGGCAAGGTTTCCCTGCTGAAGGGAACTGAGCGACAGTTGGTAATTGCCAATAGCATCAACCAATGATTCGGCATTCTTCAGGTCTGCGGCGATATTGTTCTGACTGCTTTTGTTCAGCACCAGCTCACCTGCATTTGCCATGATTGGTGTGATGTCTCCGCTGTAGCTGGTACCAGGGACAAAATACCCGTCCGCAGCGTGTGGCACAATACCTCCCCTGGCAAATCCTGTGGCGGAATGAATGGCTGAAATCATGGTTATCATTGTAGCCATACCGCTGGCAACAAACGCAATCCACTCCCAAGGTGATGTGAATGGGCCTTTTGATGCAATTGCAAATCCGGCAGCTGCATCAGCAATCGCCGCAATAACGGTACCGGCTGCCTTTGCGCCTGGATCTTCGATGCTTTGTAAGGCATTTCCTAAACCGGTGACGGCACCTGCTGCCGTCTTCCATCCATTCTCAGTTTGCTTTGCCGAGTCCTTGACCTTCTTCATGTATTCCTGTATGGAATTAAGGTCTCCCGTCTCAATGGCTAATTTCAATGCTGGCCAGTCCTCTTCGCTGATATACTCCGACATTGTATCTTTGAGATAGTCGAAGTATTCAGATAAGTCCATATCTCCAGCACCGTTTGCCAATGCCTCCTGAAACTTCTGTGTGAATGCCGTCAGGTCCATGGTGTCGGCAGCATTGACAAGGGATGTTGTGAGGTCTTCAACCATCTTCTCCCCCATGTCAGTGTTGCCTTCCGGCTCTATGTTGACAAATAAATCAATATTCTTGCCGCTCAGATAGTCTATCTTTTGCTGAATTTCGTCGAGGTGCTTAATGGTCTCCTCCAGTTGCTCTTGTTTTGTTTCAATGGTTATGGGGTCCTCTCCTTCTTCCTTCATGCGCAGGATGTCCTCACGGATAGACAGAATATTTTCTTTGGTCTCTTTCAGCTGTTCCTGATAGTCTTTCAGTGAGCCTGGGTCGATAGGTTCTGCCATCTTTCCACTCACAAGGTCGCGGATGGAAATGAGTTTCTGTTCTTGTTCCTTCAGTCCGGCTATCTCCTGCTGAATGGCATTGATGCGTGTCTCGTCGGCAGTATATGCCTCTTTGGTGAGGTCGGCAATCTTTTTCTGGATTTTTTGTAGCTCGTCGAGTTCTTGTTTGTTACCTTTTGGGGTAGTGGTTGTGTTTTTTCTTGGCGTAACAACCACTTCTGGAAGCATAGCCCCCATACCTTTTGTGATGGCCCCTCCAATAGATGCTCCGCCGCCTGCATCGCTGCTGTTGCTTTCGCCGCCGGTGATGGCATTTTTTAGTGCGACAATTGTAGAAAGTCCTGGGATAATCTTTTTCGTAACATCCCACGCTGTCTCCAGCCAGTCAAGGAAACCTCCAGTAACGGGGCTGTTGACAACGGTATCATATATTTGATCAAACTGATATTTCAGGTCAACCAATACTTCTATCACTGGCTTGATACCGTTGTTCAAAGCATTCAGTGCACCTACTTCTATGGCCTTCCACATATTGTCGGCATCCTGAGCAATAGGCAGCAGTGTCCTGCCTAAATCCTCCATAGCATTCTTCAATTCGACATCAGCCATTGCTGCGCGGTCGGCGGCTGTCTCAACATAGTCTCCAGCCTCCGCCATCTGGTCACGGATAATAGAAGCGACGGCACTTGTCATATCGCCCGTTTGCTTCATACGCTCACGAATCTCTGACGCAGATAGTCCCAGGTTGTCCAAAATCATGAGCGACTGACGGCCAAGACCGGTCACAATGCTGTCCACCATGTAGTCAACGCTCTGACCAGTGTCTTTGGCTTTCTGCTGGGCAAAGGCAAGCAGGGTACCCATTTCGTTGATGTTCAACTTGAAGTCGTTGAATTTGACGGCCTGCTTCATCAGTTCGAGGTCGGTCACGGTGCCGTGTGTGGCCTCGCGCAGTCCGTCCAATATGTCACCACGTCCAAGACGCTCAAAGGCAATGCGGATTCCCTCTCCCTGCTTGGCAAGTTCAATGCCCTGCTGTGCTGCGTCCTTAATTGAAGTGACAAACGTGGCAACGGCACCTGTGGCAAGCTCAAAACCTTTTGTCAACAGATTACCGCCAAAGACCTGAAGGGCTCCGCTGAGCTTGTCGGATAGGCCGCTGAACATATCACTGCCTCCACCTGTCGGCATGTCTCCGAGTTCCTTGCTGATGTCGGCCAACTGATTCTTGGTATCAAGAAGACGCGTCTTCAGCTGGTCGAGACTGGCTGTGAGGGCCTTTCCAAAGTCACTCTTCTGTTCTTCTTCAGTAAGTCGGTTGTATTGCATGCGCAGTTCGGTGTATGCGCTGGTGAGTTCGCCAATCTTGCCGCGCGTGTTGGTGCTGACAGTTTGCATCTGCCCAAGGCTTCGTACAAATTCCATTTGGTCTTTCTCCAAAACGGCAAGTGTGCCTCCTACTTTTCGGCACTCATTTTCCATCTGAAGCAAACCTTGTGTGGCTCGCTTGATTTTGCTGTCGTATTCGCCCGATTCGAGCTTTAGTCTGGTGATTACGTCTGCCATATTATTTATTTCATTTCTTTCTTAATCAATTCGTCGATGAGGGTGCCCAACTGTTCAGCCGCCTTCTCCATAGCCTTCTGGCTGCTGTTGGCGAAGAAGTTGCGGGCACCAATGGCCCCACGATGACCGTAGCGCGTAGTGCGGTCGCTTGTGCCGGCGTTCAGAAAGCGCAGAATGAAACCACGGTCGGCTCCTGCATAGGTCAGCAGATCTTCCGTGCGACGGCTGCGCGGTATGCGGTTACCGCCTCGGTGATTTCCCTTACTGTTGGTCTGTGTTTCCAGCTTATGCACCACTGGTGGAACGGGAAGTCTTGAACCAGCACGCCGACGGTTCAGAATGCTCACGCTACCGCCGAGGATTCGCTTATAAACGGCACTCTTCACCGCCTTGTAAGCCTGACGCGGGTCGCTCTTCATAACGGAAGGTGTATTGGCGGCATTGCTTACCTCACGACGAGCAGCCAGCAACACTTGACGAATCAATCCTTGCACCTTCTTCTCCATTGCGGGGTTTGACATCATCAGTGCTTCCAGTTCTTCACGCTGTTTGACAAAACCGTCTATCTGAAAATTATCTTCCATATACAAAATGCCCGATTAGCGGTTACTAATCGGACATTTCTCGGCGAAAGGTTTACTTAATTCCCGCCTTTTCGTTCATTTCTTGCATCATTCGGCGCAGTTCATCAGCATCCTGCTGGCTGATGGGCGGCTCGTAGTCTTCGTCGTCTTGTTCGTCGCTCTCGAATAGTTGCGGAAACATATCCTTGACGGTTTTTCCTTCGGAGCCACGGAAGGCAAAGGTACTGGCAAAGACATTTTCAGCCAACAGTTGCATGAAAATTCTGCCGCGTTTATAATACCCGCGAACAATGCGGTTAGCCTCCCAGAAAAGGATGTCATAAAGGAACTCGTGTCGGGTAATGCCTATCTCGCCCACGAACATCTCGTAGAGGTCGCAGGCGGTTAGGCGTTTTTTCTTTTTTTTCCTCCTTTTGGTGTTTCCTTCGGCTCACCAGTTGGTACGTGATAGAACTGAGCCCGAAGACCGATGATGACGCCAAGAGCTACTCCGAGTTCGTCAGACTGACAGGCATACATCAGGTCCTCGCTGCTGATGGGAGACTCCTTGCCGACACTCTGGTAATAGGAGAGCACGCTGGCAATAATAAGATAGATGGCTTTCTGAATGTCTGGCAGATTGTTTTTCTGCGATGTTTTGACCACATCTACGATGAAGTCGGTAATGTCTTCGCCTGCCATTGTCTTATAACTGATTTCTGTTGCAAAGCAATAGGCAAGCGTCACTTTGCGCTCTTCACTTCCTACGTCGTCTTTGCGGACGTGAAGTGTGATTTCTTTTGTTAGCATAGTTCCTTTTGTTTATTTTGTTAATTACTCAAGTGTGACCTCCATCAGTTCTCCGCTTCCTGTCAACTTAGCCGTATAGGTGGAGATGTCCTGGTTTGGGGCGTTAGCCTGAAGGTCGGAGAGAATGGCAACACCCGTGTATGCCTTCTCGCCGCTGATGTCCTCGCGGTTTTGTGTGCCTGTTGTGCGTGTGAAATAAACATTGTACGGAAGACCGATGGTCAGGTCTTTCAGCCCAATGCCGTTCTCTCCTTCACCGCCATCAATAACCAGCGCATCCACACTGACGTCCCAGTTCAGACCGACAACCTCATTCTCAACCCATTCGTCAACGGTATCTTTGGTAGTGTCCTCCTGAATCTGTGCGCTGACATGCAACACGCAGTTGGTTGACGCTGCCACACAGGCCAGCGGCTCATCAGGATTGCCACGGTCGAACATGACGCGAAGGTTCTGTCCTTTAACTGTTGCCATTTTGTTTTGTTCTTTTGTGGTTAATTTTAATGCCCCGCCCGCACTCGTCGGAGGGGCGGGGCAAAAGTGAATAAATAGGGGATTGACCTTACTGCAATGGGCCTGTTCCGATAAACTTCACACTGAGGGTGGAGTTAGCTCGGTTTTGCGCAGTAATGTTTACGTCATTGACGTAGGCATAGCCTGTGCGCTTAATAGCCGAGTTCTGTGCGGTGCGGTTATTAGTTCCGGCAGTCTGGTCGAAGGTGAGCGTCACCTTGGTTTTGTTGATAATCAGCGAGAGGATGTCCTGTGGCAGTTCGCCGTTAGAGCCGTTGTCCTCCAAAGTTACCAGCGACTCAGTGCTGGCATCCCAAGAAAGCCCCATCACCTCTTGCTCCTGCCAGTCCCCTTCAGAGTCCTTTGTCGAACTGTCCTCCATCTGAGCACTGACGTGGAATTGGCACGATGTGGCCATAGCAATGCACTTGCCACCTACCATCACACGAAGATTTTGACCTTTGATTATACCCATAGATTCTAAGGATTGGTGTCACAATTGTATGTCAGAGTCTGATAATAGCAAGGCTTCATCGAGTCGTAGGCTACCTGCGATGCCGTCAGCGTGTAGTTGGTAGGAATATATTCATAGTCATCCCACGCATGACCTTCGCCGTCCTCAAAGTAGGCAATCACCGTCTGACGGATGGTTTGCATAATGCTGCCCAACTCATCACGGCTCTGCGCTGCCACCACGATAGACACCTGCACCTTGTCAAGGTCTCCCTCAAAATCATTATCTTTTGTGAATCCCTCGTTCTGAAGACCCTCGAAAGTGATAATGACATACGGCACCGGCTCGTTCAACAGCTGCTCTTCAGGGACAGGAATGGAAGTCGATTCAATGCGGCCTTCCACCGTTGCCATCAGTTCAGCATTCGAGCGCAAAGCGTTGTAGAATACCTTGTCAGTTATCAGGCTCATTCAATACTTTCGTAACAGGTTTGTATTTATGTTTCGTTCGTAATTCTTCTTTTAAAAGCCAGCGGGCAGACAGCCTTTGCCTGTGCATCGGAGCCACCCGCTGGCTCTGCATAAGGAACTATGCAAAAGAAGACGCGAGAGAGTTTAGTCGCCAATCACGTTAGAGCTGACGGGCTCGATGAGCTTAATCAGGGCGAATGCCTGCGGAGTGCCGTCACCGCCATTGACCTTGCCTGACAACTCGGTCAGAGAGTAGTCGGTGCTCATACCGATAGCAACAGTGCCACGGTCGAAGTTGGCCGAGCTGGTGCCGTCGATATTGAAGCGGAGCTCACCATGCTGCTGCTCTGCCAGATAGCCGAAGTGACCGATGGCGATGTAGCGGTAGGTAGCGTCCTTCTCAGCAACACCGTCGCTACCAATAGCGTAGTCCACATAAGGAGATACCTTGTAGCGGTAGCCAACGCAGCGGCCATCCTCGACGACGGTGCGCTCGCCCACGCTGCCGGGAATCAGCTTCGTGAACTTCAGGTCAACCTCAGTCACCTTGTCCATGATGATTTCGGGGTCGCCCTCGAAGCCCTTGTCGTACATCTTGGCAATCTCCTTGGCCAGGTTCTTACCGATATTCTCATCCAGGGTGAGCTCGATAGGAGTGACCTTGCCAAAGGGCGACTGGAGAGCGGTGTACTCGCCGTGTGCATAGACATGCAGAGCGCGGAACATGGCCCAGCCCTTCTGGAACTTGAAGGTGATGAAGGCGATGATGTCGAAGGCTGCGTTGTCGATAGCACGGAAGCTGACGGGAACGCTGGCAGCGACACGAACGAGAGATGCCTGGATGTTGGCAAAGTCGAGAGCCTGCTCTGCAACCTTTGTCACCTCACCATTAACAGTGAACTTCACGTCGTTGATGCTGTAAGGCACTACCTGTGTGCCGGTCACACCAGTAGCCATCAGCAGGTCGTCGGGCAGCTCAATGCCTGCAACCTTGGTGTCGATGATGGGAAGAATCTCGATGGGGATCAAGCCACCAGCCTCCAGGTTGCCGGATGTGTTCTTGTCGCTGGGGTTCGTGGTGTCAGGGTTTGCAAGGATGGTGGTGCTCACGGCACGCTTTTCCAGTCCGCACTTCTTGATCTGCTCGCGCAGCTGCTTGCCCTTGTCCTCACGCTCACGAATCTGCTTCAGTTCCTCGCCGCTGGCCATAGCCTTGGCACGGGCACTGAGACCAGCGGACTCGGCGCAAAGTGAACGATACTGAGCGTCCTCCTGCTCGTTGAACAGAATTTCGCCTTTGTTTGCCTCACGAGAATTCTCTTCCATCTCGTGCATACGATTCATGATTTCGAGCTGACGCTCCTGAATCTGTGCTTTTGTCATTTCTTTCATAAAGCTGAAATATTAAAATTGTTAATAACTAAGTGATTCCATAATCTCGTCGTTGAGACGGCGGGCTTGCATCCGCATCCGCATAGCACGCTGCTCGCGGAAACGCTGCTCCTGCTCTTCCATTTCGCGCTGTTCGCGTGCTTCCTTCTCGGCGTTTGTCTCGCCACCGTTGGCTTCGCGTTCTGCTGCTTCGCGGGCTGCTTTCTCCTCGTCGGTTTCCTCACCGTCCTCGACCTTCTTCTTGCCTCCGCACTCGCGCTTGATTTGCTCGTCAATCGCCTTGTCGATGCGGTCGCTCACCTCGCGCATACCGACTGATGTCTGCTCGTAAGCCGGATGTGTGACAATGGCCACGTCATAAAGGCCAGTGATTTTCTTCACATGGCGAAGCCATACCTCCTTGCCGTCCTCGGTGTCGTTGGTACGCTCATACGATACGCCGTTCTCGGTGTCCTCGTAGTCGTCCTCGAAGGCGAAGCTCATGCCGTTGATGTCGCCGCGCTTGATAAGCTCCAGAGCATCGTTGGCGTTGTTAGTCTTCGGAAGGTCACAGCGGCAGTCGATGCCGTCGCCGCGAAGTTCCAGCGTCAGTGTGTCCTTGTCCGTGTTTCGGTAGCGACCCAGC